GGTATCCCTTTGTGCCTGTTTTTGCGTACTACAATCCTCATATCCCATATTTTCCTTGGCGTATACAAGGGATGGTTAGAGGGCTTCGAGATTCTCAATATCTTTACAATCGAAGACGTATTATTGAGCTTGATATTTTAGAATCTCAAATGACATCGGGATTTATTTATAAAGAGGATGCTCTAGTAAATCCTAAGGATGTCTTTTTACAGGGTCAAGGTAGGGGATTGGCCATTAAATCTGAAGCCTCAATAGATGATGTCAGAAGAATAGAACCGCCACAAGTACCACCTTCAATGATACAGCTTTCTCAACTATTAGCCCAAGAGGTAACGGAAATCTCTGGCGTCAATGAAGAGCTTTTAGGAGCTGCAAAAGACGACCAGTCAGGTATTCTCTCGATGCTGAGACAGGGGGCGGGACTCACAACGCTACAAATTCTTTATGACCACTTAGACCAAGCTCAAAAGCTACTGGGTAATATATGTGTTGAGCTAGTCCAAAATAACTACACACCTGGAAAAGTTCGACGTATTATCCAGGAAGAGCCCACACAGGAGTTTTATAACAGAGCATTCATGAAATATGATGCAGTTGTGGAAGAGGGGCTCAATACAAGCACTCAAAAGCAAATGCAGTTTGCCCAGCTTATTCAGTTGAGGCAGATGGGCTTGCCGATCCCCTCCGATCAGCTTATTGAGGCATCTACCCTACAGAACAAAGACAAACTCATTAAGACTTTGGCCATGCAAGAACAGCTACAACAGCAACAGGCTCAACAGCAAGTACAGCTACAAAGCCAAATGGTACAAAGTCAAATTCAAGATGCCAGTGCTCGTGCCATGGCGAATCAGGGTCTTGGTATGGAAAGAATGTCTCGTATGGAGGAGAACCGAGCTCTTGCGGTCGAAAGGCTTGCCGAGGCTCAAAAAGACCGAGATATGGCTATTTACGAGCGAATAAAAGCTGCGAAAGAGCTTACGTCTTTAGACTTGGCACAGTTAGAAAAAGCTTTAGATCTAATTAGAGCTTTACAGACTCAGGCTAAAGTAGAACAGAAGCTAGAAGAGCCAGCACAACAAGAGCCTCCCGCACAAATACCACCCAGCGAGCCACAGGGCAGGAGTTTAGAGGGTCAGAATGGTTTATCATTTGAGTAGTTTTGGTTATCCCTATCCTATCAAGCGTTTTTTTGCTTCGCAAGATACTCTTAAAATGTTTATTTTAAATTTATGGGTAGCTCATCAAACACAAATTGGGTTGGGTAGGCTACTTAGAGGGTTAACGATCGTGCGGATAAATCCGTTATTATGCCCGAATTACAAGAACTTGTTTACCGTATTATGAGGTACCTATGAAAAAGAAATATGCTCAAGGCTATAAAGATAGAGCCCACGAAAGTGAAGGCATGGAAAAAAAAGGGAAGAAAGGCTCTTTTGTTACAGGCAATGACCCTATGGTGGGAAGAAGTGATTTTGCAAATCTACCCCAGAATGTCATGATGGCTCAGTATCCTAGAAGCCCAGAGCTTAGAGGCGGTTATTTGGATGATTCTATGAGTGGAATTGACGAAATCAACGAATACGGCACTCATCAAGCAGACCGTTTTAGATCTTATCAAAAATAGTATGGTTGGCATACCGAAAGAGGATAAAGCCCGTAAGGTGGCTCAAAAGGTCATGAAACAAACGGGCTTAGAAAAGAGAAACCAAAAAGCCATGCAGAAGGGTAATAAGCCCCTTTACATGCCTTACCTACAACACTAGGGTTTATTTATGAAACAGGGATACATGGATCGCTTAAAGGAGTCTTTAGCTATGCGACAAAAGGGCACTAAAAAGCAATCTTTGAAAGAGAGGGCTGATGAGTCTAAAGGTATGGAAAAGGCATCTGGTCGCAAAGCTTTCTCAAGTGTGGCTAAGATGGACAAGGGCTCTAAAAAACTTTCTGGATTGAGTAAAGAGCAAGCAAAAGAGTATGGAAAATACTCGCCTGAACAACTCAAAAAACACATGAAAGGGGAAAAGGCTCTTTTGACCATTAAACTGATGGCAAAAAAGAAAAAATAGTATGGTAAAGAAATGGATTCAAGAAGCTCTAAAACCAGAGTCAAAAGGCAAGCTACACAAACAAATGGGTATTCCTGCGGGGAAAAACATACCAGTGGCAAAGCTCGAAAAGGCAGCTCAAAAAAGCGGTAAATTAGGTAAAAGGGCTAATTTAGCTCTTACACTGAGGAGTTTTAGTCGTGGCAAATAGTCCTAGACCCACAAACCCAGCTTTATATGCTCGTGTTAAAACTGAGGCCAAGAAAAAGTTTAAAGTCTACCCTTCGGCTTACGCTAACGCTTGGTTAGTAAAAACATATAAAGCTCGGGGAGGTGGCTATGAGTCTTAAGAAATGGTTTTCTGAAAAATGGGTCAATATAGGTGAAAAGCTCAAGAATGGGTCTTTTAAGCCTTGTGGCCGATCCAAGGCTAAACTTGAGTCAAAGGGTTACCCTAAGTGTGTTCCGCTGTCTAAAGCAAAACAAATGAGCTCATCCGAAATCAAGTCAGCAGTTCAACGCAAAAGAGCAGTTAAACAGGGTGTGGGTGGTAAGCCCACAAATGTGAAAACAGATGCACCTACTCGCTCTAAACCATCACGCTAAACCATTTGGAGAAACATCATGGCAAAGACACCAGCATGGCAAAGGGCTGAAGGTAAATCAAAATCAGGAGGGCTTAATGCCCAAGGAATCGCTTCGTACCGTCGAGAAAATCCTGGCTCTAAGCTTGCTATGGCTGTAACCGAAAAAGATCCAGGACCGAAAAGAAAAGCCCGCAGGAAATCGTTTTGTGCTCGTATGCAAGGTATGAAAAATAAACTCACTTCTGCAAAAACTGCCAATGATCCAAATTCTAGAATTAATAAATCTCTAAAGAAGTGGCGTTGTTGAATAAACTCAAAGGCCTCTCTCTTTTTTCTGGTATTGGGGGCATTGAAAAAGCTCTTGAGAACTGGGTGGAAACGGTTCACTATTGTGAAATTAACCCGTATTGCGTCAGACTTCTAAAAAATAAAATGGATTCTCAAGAATTGTCTTTTGGCAAAATTTGGAAAGACGTTCGAGATATAACGATAAATGAAATTGGCCATGTCAACATCATTACAGCAGGTTTCCCCTGTCAAGATATCAGCATTGCAGGTCTTGGAAAAGGCTTGGAGGGAGAGCAAAGCGGACTATTTTTCGAGGTCTTACGCTTGGCCGAAGAAATCAAGCCCGAGTTTATATTTCTTGAAAACGTGCCAGCAATCACAACCCGAGGAGGACTACGAGTCGTTAAAGAAATTGCCACGTTGGGGTATGATTGTCGATGGTGTGTTATATCCGCTTCATCCGTCGGAGCGTTACATAGACGAGAGAGATGGTTTTTGTTGGGAAAACGGAATGAAGATGTACATTGCAACCCCGTCAACGTCTCAAGTTTACAAACCGATTCTACCATTAATACCGAGTTGCATAGCAAAAAAACACGGACTGACAACAGTCATGAGCATTGGCCTTTTAAATCCCGAGCTGATTGGCAAAAAACTGTCAGCACAATTTCTAGAAGTTTTGATGGGGTACCCGATTGGCTGGACAGAGTGCAAGCCTTAGGTAATTCTGTAGTGCCCGCTCAAGCAAGACAGGCATTTAAAATTTTGGTCGGGTTAGATTAATCGGCAGTAAAAAGGATAGTCTAGGGTTTAGTCATAAGCCGAGAATGATGGCCAACAATTTGGTAATGCTCTAGATTTTTTAGTTATAAAAACGTAAAAATAGAGTTATTATGAAAATTACAAAAGTAGAAATAATTCCGATCCGACCTCAAAACGGCTTGGTAAGTTTTGCTTCTGTAGAGATTGAAGGCCAATTCTATGTTAGATCAATCGGCGTCCATAAAAGGCTAGATGGAAATGGTTATAGGATTACTTATCCTACTCGGAAAGTTGGTGAGCATGATGTTAATATTTTTTATCCAACTAATCCCGAACTAAGTAAAGCTATTGAGCAGGCTATTTTTAACAAATTAAGTAATAGCCTCAAAAAATTTGGAAACTACTAGTTGTATTTTTTTTAATAATTTGATGTCGACCTGTACCAATGTTGATCATTTCGTTGATATCGACGATATGGTCGCCAAAAAATTAGTAATCCGCTAGATTTTTTTTGACCTAGTTTATGCTTGATTATCTACTCTTTAGCTTTTAGAGGTCAGAAAGTGGCCGATTGGTTCGGTAATGGAGTAGAGTTTTTAGATTAAATTTAGGGCAAACGGTTACGCTTTTGTCTCGTAGATAGCCGATTAAATAAAATGTTTACCGTTATACGTGGCAGAGTTTCTCCTCCTAAAATATACGAGGGAGAGAGGCAATCTAATAAAAAAAGGAGGCCACATAGCCTCCCAAAATTTCAAGAAACAACTAGGGCGTTACTCCTTTCCCATAACGGGTGTTAGATATTTGCTACTAGTTGCCAAAAAAAATATATAAATTATAGTTCTTTTGGTAATTTTAATTTATATGATCCTACAATTAAATCCAATTATCTCCATGGAAACGCCTCGTGGGCATGGCTACGCTAACTTTTTGATAGATAGCGGCGAAGAGGGGGAAATTTATTGGATAGTTTTTTTAGATAATCAAGAGATCTGGACTTATAGAAACTCAGAAGTGAGGTTAAGTAAACATATAACCCTAGGGCGTCATGGAAAATAAAATAATAACAGAGGTCAAAGACAAGTACGACATAGACAAATATGGTAAAAAGGCCAAAAGAGTAGGCCAAGCTGTCTATGATATACTTTTAAAAGATTCTCCTAGCTTGACTACTGAGGAAATCCTTGATGGGTACCAACATGAATTTGTAAAAGATTTTGAAAAGTGCGTAGAGGATAACAAAAATCGCTACGAAAGCCCCTTTTATGTTT